GGTAATGTACAAAAAGATAATTTAAAATCTATTACACATATAGACGGAACTTGTAGATACCAAAGTGTGGACGAAACTGATGGTCATTTTTATAAATTATTAAAAAAGTTTTATGAAAAAACAAATTGTCCAGTATTGTTAAATACAAGTTTAAATATAAATGGTAGACCAATATTAGGTGATCTATTAAATACAGAGTTTTTGTTTAGAAATTCTGAAATAGATGTATTAGTAGTAGGCAACAAGATTAGTTATAAATAAGAGTATGGAATATTTTGATAATTTTTTTGATAAGGTTTGGGTAGATGAATTTGCTGCTAGACTAATGCAATCAAAATGGACTGCTGATAATACAGCAAATAGAAATTCTTGGCCTTACAATAGAACAGGAAGTCATAAATTTTTAGGTCAAGTTTTCTTTAGTCGTCAAAGTGAGGACTGGATAGAATATAATAAAGATACTGATGTTTCCAAAACACTATTAGAACAATTTTATTATATTAGAAAAAGACTAAATGCAGAACATTTACGATTAAGAGAGTGTACTGGTAATTTACAATTTTACAAACAAGATGGTCAAAATCATACAGACGGAGAAGAAAACGAAGTTGCTATGATTATGATGTTAGCAGATGAAGTCATAGATGGTGATGTAGGTGGTGAATTTATAAATGCAACTCATAACATTACAGTACCATTTAAACAAGGTAGATTAATAGTCTTTAGGGCAAATGATTTACATAGAGGTTTGGCATTTAGCAAACCTAATATGGCTAGAATGTCTATTAAATGGGTAGGAACACCAGTTTAATAACATTGACAAAATCACTATTCTGTGATATATTATAAGAGTTATAACAATAGTGGTGAACGCTAGCGTTAGTAGCCACTATGAAAGTGAGGTAAAATGAATAGTAAAGAATTTAGTTTAAAGATTGAAAATATAGTCAAAGAAAAAAGAATATCTTATATGGATGCTGTCGTATGGTATTGTGAACAAAACGATATTGATACAGGAACAGTAGCACCATTAGTTAATAAATCATTAAAAGAAAAAATACAAGTAGAGGCACAAAATTTAAGATTATTAAATATGCCTTCACCAGGAAGACTACCTATTTGATGATAAATGTATTATATAATTTTTTACCTAATAATGAAATAGAAAAAATTTATTATATGCATCATAATATAAATTGGAGTTTAAACATAGCTACCGTAAATAGAAAGTCAAAAGATATTGTTATAGATGAAAATACAAGAGATAGCTTTCAATTCTGTTGTACTCATTATGATAAAAAAGATAATATTAGATCAGATTTTTTATCTAACGTTTTAAGTATATTAGATTTTGCTAAAGTAAAATATAAGTCAATTCATAGAATTAAATCTAATTTAACAACAAGACTTGCTAATTATAAAGATGGATTTCATCAACCTAGACATACTGATTATGATACAAATAATTATTTTAGTTTTTTATATTATGTGAATGATAGTGATGGTGATACATTTTTTTTTGATGATGAAAATAAATTAATTAAAAGAGTTTCACCAAGAGATGGTAGAGCAGTAATGTTTGATAGTAATATATCACACGCAGGCTCTAATCCCATACATAGAAATATAAGAATGGTAGTTAACTTTGTATTAGAGAAAATGTGATGTATGGTGGATTTGATGTATATAAAGTTTATCTTGGTGTTAAATTACATTTTACGTCAAAGACTTACGACTATATAAAATATGGAGGAAAAGTTAATGCTACACTTGATAGTTTTACAAAAAGAAAGGATAGATACTTTTTTCATAAGTTAAGTACAAAATATGGACAAACTGATATACTTGATTTCTTTGTTGCTAACTTTCTTGCAGATCGCAAAGGATGGATTGGTAATCTTTTGGCAAACGATGGTAGAGATGTTTATTTGGCTTATAAAAAACGTAAAGAAGCCTTTACTTACCACTTTAGAAGTGATTGCGTATTGGTTAATAATGATTTTAGCAGTAGTGGGCTTTCTTTTGATGGTGGTTTTTTACCTCCTGAAGGACAGCATCCTAGACTTTTACAATTACTTATTCAAAGAAAGATCGGATACCAAACTGCAGTGGTTTTTGACCATTTCTTATCGTTTGTTAAGAATTGGAATGTGGAAATTAAAGAAAAATTTGTATGGCCTGAAATCGCATCTACGATTACCAGATTAAAACCATTTATTAACTTTAATGCTACTGAGTGTAAATTAATTATGAAAGAAACTTTTTTAAATGAATCCAAATAGTATAATACCACTGTTTTCAACGCCATTGTATCATACAAATACAAATTATATAATGGACACAAAAGAGTTTGACAGATTAACAAAAATAGATTGGTTTGAACCAGGTCCAGATTATAAAAATGTATCAGTAGTATCTAATTCACAATCATTTTTTAAAGACTATAATTTCGATAAACTAAAAAATGTATTTGAAGAACATAAAACATTTTATGTAGATGAAATATTAGGAATAAAGAATAATTTTACTCAGACACAAAGTTGGGTTGCAAGAACTAAAAAAGGTTCTTCACACCCTGCACACGACCATAAAAATTGTATATTCAGTATTGTGTATTATGCTAGATGTGAAAGTGGCGACCTAATTATTACAACAAAAGATAATTTTATAGAACAAAAATGGAATTTAGATTTTAATTATAAATTTACAAGAAACTTATTTAATAGTACAAGTTATACTTGCAAAGTTAAAACAGGTGACATTGTAATATTACCTGGACATATAGAACATTTTACAACAACAAATGAAAGTGACTTTGAAAGATATATAATAGGTGCAAACTATTTTGTATCAGGTTTGATAGGTGAAGAAAAAAAAGTCACAAAATTGGATATAAAAATAAATGAGTGAAGAACGTAAATTAACAGAGGAAGAAGTAAGAGCAGAATATAGAGAGCATAGAAAAGATAAAACATTTGCTCAATGTTGGCCTGCTAATAATGATAGTTTTTTTGAATGGTGTTCTCAATATATAGACTATCAACATATAACTAAAAAATGATATATCACGCTCATATCTATTGGAAAAATAGTGATCAGAAAAACATAGCAATGGCACAGAGAACTTTATTGAACCAGTTGAATTGTGGAGTAGGTATGATATATGATGAGATCATAGGACCACACCCATTACCTATGTATGAAGTCAATTACTTTGACGATAACCAAGAACAAGTTGAAAATCTATTGGCTAAAACAGGACTTTCCATTCTTCTACACGAGAACACTGGAGATCATCTCCGTGACCATACTCAAGGAGCAAGATGGTTAGGAGAGAAATTATCATTAAATCTAAAATGGCTAAAAAGATATACAGAGGGAAAGTGGACTAAATTATGATAGCATTTTTAATAGGCAATGGACAAAGTAGAGCACCAATTGATCTACACAAATTAAAAGAACACGGTAAGATTGTGGGTTGTAATGGTTTGTATAGAGATTTTACACCAGATATATTATGTGCTGTCGACCACGGAATAATGCACGAGATATATCATAGTGGTTATTGTGATAATAATGAAACTTGGTTAAGAAATTGGACACAACTTCCAGCGGGAATGTTTGAACAAACAGTATTTAATTTAGCACCAGAGATAAAAAAAGAAGTTGAAAAGTATTTTGATATGTTAATACAAAATGAAAGAAAAGATAGACCTACATTTGTATTTCACGGTTCATCTTTATCAGGTAAAGCTGCTATTTTGAGAAGATACAAAGATAAGCCTGGTGGGTCAGAAATAATAAAAAAAGAAATTAATCATTTAGGTTGTTTCGTAAGTTGGATTAATCCTAATGATAAATCTAATGATTTGACAGATTTAATACCTGAAACAATGAGAGATAGAGGGTGGGCTTGTGGAGCAACATCAGGTTTAGTAGCTGCAAGAAGAATAAAAGATTTAAAAGAATGTTATCTAATAGGACACGATTTGTTTAGTTTAGACCATCAACTTAATAATATGTACAAAGGAACAAAACATTATGGTTTACCAGAGAATAAAGCGACACCTCCTGTAAATTGGATAAATCAATGGAAACACTTAATGGTTGAATATCCTAATATAAAATATTATAAAGTCAATCCGGATGGTGTATCGGGTAAAGATAATGTAAATAGACATATTAATGAATGGGCTGGTATAAAAAACTTGTATTATATGTCATTTAAAGAATTGTCAGATAAGTTTAAATTAGGGTTGACAAATAACTAAAAGTATGATATATTATAGCCATATGTTAAAACAATTAAAGATTCGAACTTTGATTGGCCTTGTGGCTGAACAACGCTTAAGCGGGTGTAA